CTGCCGATCCCGATCATCTGGGGCCGAACCAAGGTCGCGGCGAACGTGATCTGGTACGCCAATTTCCAGACGCACGGCAGCAGCGGCGGCGGCGGCAAGGGCGGCATCTTCAGGTCGCCGACCAGCGGCTACACCTACAGCGCCGACCTGATCATGGCGCTGTGCGAGGGCCCGGTGTCCGGCATCGGCATCATCTGGCGCGACCAGTCGACCTATACGCTGGCCGAACTCGGCCTGACCTTCTTCGAAGGCGCGACGCCGCAAACGACCTGGGGCTATCTCCAGGCGAATTATTCGATCGAAGCGCTCGCTTATCAGGGCACGTCCTACGTCTGCGCGGCAAGCTACGCGCTCGGCGACAACGCCGACATCGGCAACCACAATTTCGAGATCATCGGCATTCTCGCCGGCACCGGCGTCAATGGCGTCGACGCCGATCCAGCTGAGGTCATCAACGACTTTCTGACCAATCCGCAATATGGCGCCGGCTTCTCTGGCGCCAGCATCGACGCGACGACGCTGTACGGCTCGGGCGGCGACGCGAGCTTGCAAACCTATTGCAAGGCGCTCGGCATCGCCTTCAGCCCGGCGTTGGTCAACCAGGAACAGGGATCGAGCATCCTGTCGCGCTGGTTGCAACTTCTGAACTGCGCCGCCGTCTGGAGCGGCGGAATGCTCAAGTTCATCCCTTATGGGGACGAAGTGATATCCGCCGGCAATGTGACGAAGACGGTCCAGTATCCGGTCCCGACCCCGGTGCAGGAGGGTTCCGGCGTCATTACGCCGCCCTCGATCGCGGTCTGCACCGCCGCGCAATTCTTCTCCGACGGCGGCGTGAAATATGCCTTCACCGGCGTCGCGCTGACCTATATCGGGGCCTCGCAGCCATCGTCGGCCGGGACATACGGAATTTCGCCGGCGGGAACCTATCTCTTCGCCGGCGGCGACGAGAACCAGGTCGCGCTGATCTCGTACACATTCGCCAACGCGACGAGCTACGTCCCCGACCTCACGCCGATCTACAATCTGACGGACCTCGATTTCGTCGACGAAAAAGGCAATAAGGATCCGGTCCAGGCCGCGCGCGTCGATCCCTTCTCGCTGCCGACGATTCAGCGGGTCGAATGCCTGTCGCGCACGAATCAGTACGGCGCCACGCCGGTCGAGGCGCGCGATCAATCGCAGATCGAAATCTACGGCCCGCTCGTCGGCTCGACGATCCAAGGCCACGAAATCTGCGACGAGATCAACGTCGGCCCCATCGTCGCGCAGACTATCCTGCAACGCCAGCTCTATGTGCGCGCGCATTTCGCCTTCAAGCTGTCGTGGGAATACGGCCTCCTCGATCCGATGGACGTCGTGACGATCAGCGACGCCAACCTCGGACTCTCCGATTATCCCGTGCGCATCACCGCGATCGAAGAGGACGACAAGGGCCTGCTCACGATCACGGCCGAGGAGTTGACCGTCGGCGTCTCGACGCCCGTTCTCTACCCCAATTCCGGGCCGTCGGGGTTCCTGCCGAACCAGGGCGCCGCCGCCGACCCGGTCAACGACGCCCCGCTGATCTACGAGCCGCCGGCCACGCTGACCGGCGGGTCGCCCCAGATTTGGGTCGGCGCGGCGGGCGGCTCGGGCGGCGTCGCCGATCAGAACTGGGGCGGCGCCAATGTCTGGATATCGCTCGACAACGTCACTTATTCGCAAATCGCCGTCATCGCGCAGCCGCTGCGCCAAGGGATCCTGACCGCCGCGCTCGCCTCGGCGAGCGGATGGGATGCGACGGACACGTTGAGCGTCAATCTGGCGGAGAGCGCGGGCGCCCTCTCGGGGACATCGCAGGCGTCGGCGCAGCAGGGCGCTACGCGCTCGCTCGTCGACGGCGAACTCCTCGCCTATGAGAGCGCGACCTTGACGGGGACGAGCGCCTACAATCTGACCGGCCTGCAGCGCGGCCTCTACGGGACCGCGCCAACGGCGCATTCGTCGGGCGCGCCCTTCGCGCGGCTCGACGGCGCCGTCGTCGCTTACGATCTGCCGTCGAATTACATCGGCCAGACGCTCTACTTCAAGTTTCAAAGCTTCAACGTGTTCGGCGCTGGCGTGCAGAGCTTGTCGACTTGCGCGGTCTATACCTACGTGCCTGCCGGCGCGGGAGTCGCCGATCCGATCGCCGCGCAGCTCGCGGGCGGAATGCCGCTCGATCTCGGCTTTGTCAATCTCACTCCGGCCCTCGCGGACGATTTCGGGACGGTCGGCCCCAGCGTCGTTCTCGGCGCGCTCGATCTTGGAACAGCCTGATGACGGAACAGCTTCAGCTTAGACGCGGAACCGCGACGCAAGTCGGCGCCTTCACCGGCGCGCAAGGCGAGGTCGTGGTCGACACGACGAACAATCGCGCCGTGGTGAACGACGGCTCGACCGCGGGCGGCTGGCCCGCGGCCAAGCTCAGCGAGGTCGTCACCAACACGCGAACGGCGGTGTCGGACGCAGCGTATTCGGCGCTCGCTGCCGACCGGCTGATCGCGTACACTGCGCTGACCGGCCCGCGCGTCGTCACGCTGCCGGCGGCGTCGGCCTACCCGACAGGGACGGCGCTGACGATCGTCGACGAGACCGGCAATTGTTCGTCGAGTAAAACGATCACGGTCGATCGCGCCGGCGCCGACACGATCGATGGGGCGACGAGCTTCGTCATCAACGCCGCCTACGCCGGCCTTGAGCTCGAAAGCAACGGGTCGGGCGCCTGGACGATTCTGTCTCCGAAGCCCAACGTCATCGCCTCGCTGGTCGGCGTCGGCACGGCGCCGGACCCGAACAATCCGCTGTCGGTTTATGGACCGAGCGCTCTGTTCAACGGCGCGACGAACATGAATGTGACTGTCAACAAGGCCGCCAGTGCGGACACGGCGTCGCTCATCTTCGAGGATGGGTTCTCCGGCCGCGCCCAGCTGGGCCTCAACGGCAGCGACAATTTCAGCTTCAAGGTGTCGCCGAACGGATCGAGCTGGACCACCGCCATCGCCCTCGACGCGACGACCGGCGTCGCGACCTTCGCCAACCAGCGCACCGCCGTCTCCGACGCGGCCTATTCGGCTTTGGTCACCGACCGGTTGATCGCCTACACCGCGCTCACGGCGGCGCGCATCGTCACCCTGCCGGCGGCGAGCGCGTTTCCCGCGGGCCAATCGCTCACCATCGCCGATGAAAGCGGGTCTTGCTCGGCGACCGATACGATCACTGTCGCCGCGGCGGGAAGCGACACGATCAGCGGCGGTTCATCGAGCGTCCTCAACCAGGCCTATGCCTTCGTCGCGCTGGAGAGCAACGGCGCCGGCAAGTGGACGATCGTCGCGGCATCGACGGCCTCGTCGTCCGTCGCGGCTTTCACCAGCGGAACGATCAATGGCGCGAGTATCGGCGCGTCGAATCCTTCGACCGGCGCCTTCACCACGCTCTCGCTCGCGCGACACGCCGTCGCCGACGCCGCCTATACCGTCGCCGCCGGAATCTCGACCGTCGCCTACACCGCGCTGACCGCGGCGCGCGTCGTCACCCTGCCTGCGGCGAGCTCCTTCGCCGCCGGCCAGCAATTGCTCGTCGTCGACGAGAGCGGCGCCTGCTCGGCGACCAACACCCTGACCGCGACCCGCGCCGGCTCGGATGCGATCAACGGCGCGACGACGGCGGTCCTCTCCACCGCCTACGCCTATCTCGCTCTGGAGAGCAACGGCTCCAACGCCTGGACGATCGTCGACCAATCGACGCTGAGCATGGCGCAGCAGGCCGCCAGCGCCGTCGCGATCAGCGGCGGCGCAATCAACGGAACGACGATTGGCGCGACGACGCCGGCCGCAGTGACCGCGACGACGCTCTCGCTCGCGCGACACGCCGTCGCCGACGCCGCCTATACCGTCGCCGCCGGGGTTTCGACCGTCGCCTATACGTCGATCACGGCGGCGCGCATCGTCGCCCTTCCGGCGGCAAGCTCCTTCGCCGCCGGCCAGCAAGTGCTGATCGTCGACGAATCGGGGGCGTGTTCCGCGACCAAGACGATCACCGCCAGCCGCGCCGGCTCGGACGCGATCAACGGCGCGACCAGCGCCGTCATCGCCAGCGCCTACGGCTATCTCTGCCTGGAGAGCAACGGCTCGAACGCCTGGACCGTCGTCGACCAGAACCAGGTCGCCATGATCGGCGACAGCGGCTCGGGCGGCGCGGCGGGCTACGTTCCCGCGCCGCCGTCCGGCTCGGCCGCCTATAACGAAGTGCTCGGCGCCGGCGGCTCCTGGGTCGGTCCAATGGCCGGTTTCCGCAATCGCATCATCAACGGCGCGATGGCGATCGACCAGCGCGGCGTTTCGTCGAGCGCGGCGAGCGTCACCGGCTATATCTCGGGAACCACGCTGACGGTGACCGCCGTCACGTCGGGCGTTCTTGTCACTGGCCAGGCGCTGAGCGCGACCGGCATGACGGCGGGGACGTACATCACCGCCCTCGGGACGGGGACGGGCGGGACCGGAACCTACACGGTCAACAATTCGCAGACGCTGTTCTCGTCGGGCTCGCCGGGCGCGATCGCCGGCGCTGGTCAGCAAATCGTCGCCGCCGCCGCGCTCGCCTATACGATCGACCGGTTCTACGCCTATTGCACCGGCGCCAACATCTATGGGCAGAAAATCGGCGGCTCGGCCCCCGATCAATATCTCTATCGATTCACCGGCGCGGCCTCGGTCACCGCGATCGGCTTCGCCCAGCGCATCGAGACGGCGAACAGCTTCGACCTCGCGGGGACGACGGCGACTCTGAGCGTCAAGCTCGCTAATTCGCTGCTCACCACCGTCACCTGGACCGCCTATTACGCCACGACGGCGGATGCGTTCGGCACGCTGGCGAGCCCGACCAAGACGCAGATCGCGACGGGAGCATTCACGGTCAATTCGACCCCCGCCAGCTACAACGCGCAGATCGCGATTCCCTCGGCGGCGACGACGGGGATCGAGATCGTTCTCAGCGTCGGCGCGCAGACCAGCGGGACGTGGACGATCGGCGAGGTTCAACTCGAGCCGGGGCAAATCGCGACGCCGTTCGAGAGAAGGCCGATCGTGATCGAGACGATCCAATGCTATCGGTACTTCCAGTCTTTCGTCTATGCGACCGCGGGCGTGCTCGACGTCGGCGGCTACCAAGCCGCCGGCGGCGGACTCGACGCCTATATCACGATCGCCCCAATGCGCGCGACGCCGACAGGGGCCTTCGTCGGAACATGGACGTATACCAACGGAAGCGGCGGCGGCATCACGACCGCCATCAACCTGTTCCTGCTGTGGTTCGCGGTGACGGCGGCGGGGAGCGGCTATTTCGAGAACCCAGTCAACGGCGGCGTTACATTGAGCGCGGAGCTTTGACATGACTTACACCTTGCAGAATCCGCCGCTGACCGGCGTCATCCGCGACGCCGACGGCGCGTTCATCCCCAGCGATCCCGCCAACACCGACTGGCAGGCCTATCAGGCCTGGCTCGCCGCCGGCAACCCGCCGACGCCCGCGCCAGCTCCGCCGGCGCCGATCCCGTCTTGCGCGCTCTGGCAGCTCCAGGCCGTCATGACGACGGCGCAATGGGCCTCGGTGACATCGGCCGTCGCCGCGTTGAACAATCCCGCCGTGAGCGCGTTTTTCGCCCACGGCACGAACATCATCCCGGCGAACTCGACGACGCTGCTTTCGCTTGGCGCAACGCTCGGCATGAGCGCCGATCAGGTGAACGCGCTGGTCGCCGCGGCAAGCGCCGTTTCCATTCCCTGATCCTCGAAAGGACCGCCATGCCCGACCCTCGCCTGAAGCGGGGCGCGTTTCTGCGCCTCGGATTCGTCGTCGCGATCGGCCCCGCGCTGTTCGCGCCGTGCCGTGCTCACGCCGACGAGGCGTCGCAATTCCCCTGCGGCGCGATCGAGAGGGCCAAAGAGATGGTCCATGCGATGGGCGGCGGCGACTTCGTCGCCCTGACCAACGATCAGTTTCAGTTCGTGCGCGGCCTGTTCGTCATGGCCCCGGACACGCCCGCGTCGCTGCCGCCCGGCGATCATGCCGAAATGTCGCTGCGTCCCGACGGCTCGGCCTCGATCATCTTTGTCGACGGCGACCGGGCCTGCGCGCCGATCAAGCTCGGTCCAGAAGCGATCCGGATCGTCATGCAGGTCGGCGCCGGCGATCTCGTCCACGCGGGGCGCGGGCTTTGACGGGCCTGCGCGGCCACAGGGCGTTCGGAAGAACGCCCGTCTTTCGACGGGCTATGCTGGCCGGCGTCGCGGCTTTTGCGGCGCTTTGCCTCGGCTCATCGACCGAGGCGAGCGCGCGCGGCTGGCGAGAGCCGGCGAGGGGAGAATTCGTCGCGCCGGCCTCTCGCGGCTCCGACGTGCTCGCCGAGGCGGCGCGCTGGCTCGGCTCGGGCAACATGACGGGCACGATCGGGCCGTGGTGCGCCGACGCGGTTTCGTTCTGGCTGCGCCGCACCGGCCATCGGCCGCTCGCCAACAGGCTCGCCGCCTCGGCGCTCGGCTACGGCCCGCATCTCGCCGCCCCGCGCATCGGCGCGCTCGCGGTGATGCGCACGCGGCGCGGGCCTTACGGTCACGTCGGGCTGGTCGAAGGCGTCGAGCCGGATGGTTCGATCGACCTGTTGAGCGGGAATTGGGGCCACAGGGTGGCGCGCTCGCTGGCGCCGCGGTGGACGATCGTGGCGTTCGTGGAGGCGCCATGATCGCCGCGGCGCGTCGTTTGTCGAGATCGTTGACGGAGGGATTCGCCATGTCGCTCGCATTGGGAATCGCCGTCTGCGTCGGCGCGCTCGCGGCTGTCGTCTACATCGGCGTCGCGTCGGCGATCGGCGCCTGGGATCGCCTGCGCGGGCGCCGCCCGTGACCCGGCGTTTCGAATGGCCCGTCGAGC